CAGATACGAATTTTCGCGTATAACGGCGATGTTGGAGGAGGCAAGATAAAGGTGTAAGTTTTCCATCTACAGTAACATATTTATCCGAAATTTCTTCGGGATTAAACTCAATTTGTTTAGTAACATACTTGACACAATATCGAGCACGCTTGTGGGTAGCTTTCGATAACCAGACAAAGCCGAGGTCTCGAACGGCGGCGCGAATAGTATTATAGAGAACATTTGTGCCAAACAAAAAGCCGTGAAAGTGCAAGCGAGGTTCATTTCCCATCTCTGGATGTGTGCCAAACTCCTGGAAAAAAGCGTGCTTAAACGAATGGCCGAGCTTATGACGCAAACGCTCATTGAAACGGCGGATGAATCGAGAAGGATCGAGCAACGCCTCATTGTAATATCTCGGGGCAATCGTTATTGTGACAAAAATAGCCTGCTGATTATCAGCCTTGCAACGAGAAAGCTCGCGCTCTAAACGCACGAACCAGTCATTACGCTGACGACGCAGACAGTCTTCACACTTGCCGCACGGAACCATCAGCCATTGGCGCGCCACATCCCAAGGTCGAAAAGCCAAGGCAGACTTAGCGACGTCAGAACCATCACGACAAGGGTTCTTCTTATCGAAATAGCGCCGATTGCGTATCCATATGGGAGATGAACAGGGCATTAGAAAAGACTCTTAAGGCAATCAAACTTAATATAAGGGTTAGTGCGACGACAGCGGTCAAGATAATCGTTCGCGGGAGCCTCGTCGATAAACCAAGCAACAACAACTCGCCTTCGGCCACGATACGCGCCAACCGAATAGCGATGAGGTGCACTATTAATAACGGGAGAGTACCTAGGTCTGAAATCGAAATGATCCATAATTTAAAAATTAGAGTATAACGGTAATAGGCAAATAAAAGCGAACCCTCAGGGGAAGCATATCCCCTGGGGTTCAACGAGTTAAAGAACTCTTCCACCAAGCGGGCGGGTCACCACTTTAGTGCCCTTTCCCTTCTTCTTTCGACGTGCTTTCATCGTGAGTCAAATCAGCATTAAACATAAGGACTAGTGTATTGTCGAAGAAATCAATCGAAAAATCAGGATACGCGATCAAAGCCTCTACGAGACTGGGGATATGACCGTGGTCAATATAGGGCGAAACTGAAATAGTAGAATGTTCTACATAGTCAGAGATGGGAGTGCGTGCAAGAGCATCAAGATGAAGTGCTTCAAACTGACCATCTTTGATGTAGCCTACCTGTACAAAATCAACCTTGAGAGCCGGATTGACGCGACGAATAACAACATGAACATGTGTCATAGTAGTGTAATTTAAATGTTTTTAGAAAAAGCTAGCGTAAAAACGCGCCCAAGCCTCAGAGTGCTTGATCCAAAATTTGCAACCCTCGGGAGTCGAGGTAAACAAGAAAGCAGAAGAGATGAGAGAGGCGGGGCTGAGGCTAGAATGACCAAGAAGGTATTGGATTTGCTCGCGCAAACAGTCTCGGAAGGGTTTTGAGGACCCGAAGGCACGATCATAATTCGCCCGAAAAGCGGGATACACCTTTCGACGAATAAGCCACTCGACGAACATATAATCTATGACGTCGACCAGCAATTTAGCATCTTTAGAGCTTTTGTTCTTTTTCATAAGAATACGGTTATTGGTTTACACTGCAAATATAACAACGAAAATCTAAAATGCAAAAAAAAATCAAGAATCCTAACGATATTTACGGGTAGTACCATACGTGCTCGAGTAACCACTGCGATTCATTTCCGTTTTCGCGTAACCAACAAGGTTTCCTTTCGAATCATAACGAGTTGTTAGCGAAGAGCCTGTGGAATTGTTAGTACCGCCACCAGCTGAAACAGTTTTAGCTGCACGGGACATGCCTCCACGGATTATGCCCGCGCCAGCGATACTAGCAGCCGCACCAACCAAAGCCTTAGAAATCTCAACATACGGATCAACCTTTGCGTTACGAAGAGCAATACGAGCCTGCTCAGGGAGAAAATCAGAAGCGTTTGCTTCATTCACAATAGTTTTATCATAAAAGTCCTTGAGCGACATCGAAACTTTGAAAGACTTAGGGCCAGGATTTCCACGAGTAATAGGATTCTTACTTCTGAGATTTTCAGAGTACTGAGGATTCGGAATTTCGACCTCGAACCGCTTATCCCAATTACGTACAAGTTCGTTAGCAGCATCAAGATTATCCAAACGCAAAGACTCTATAACCTCACGAGCTTGCTCACCAAGGATCTGATTAAGAACGGCCTGAGTTTTCATCATAAAAGCCTGCGCCGACATCACAGCTCCTAAATTCTCGTTCTCGATATTCAGCCGGCGAACTTCCGCGGCAACAAGAGCAGCCTGAGTCTTTTTTTCGTCAATAGAACTCAAAAGAGTAGAGTCAGAGATAAAGAGGGCGTTCTTCTCAATGCTTTCCTGCACTTTAAGAACATCCGCAACGGCCAAATTATGCTTAGTAGCAGCCTGATCTAAAGCTACACGAGTCTGTGCCATAAGAGTGTACAACTGCTTACCTACATTTTGATCATTAATTGATTGAGCTTGAGCGTTATCGAGGTTAGCAGCAGCATCATTGCGACTCACCGTTGATTGGGCAACCATATTCTGCGCAATGGCAGTAGGGTCGCCAGCGGAAAAAGCGCCAGGACTAACGGGAGCACCGCCGGAAGGCCCAGAGGCAGAGGGCATAGCAGCAGAACCTCCTGACATGGTGGCATTTACGCCAACGCCGGAAGAACCTAAAACCGCGGCAGGTGTCACACCAGCCTTCAAATAACGATCAAAAACCTTCGAAGGGTCATTATAGGCGTTCTCGTAATCAAACTGTTTCTGCCAATTAGCGTAAGAAAGTTCAGATTGCTTCTGCATCTGCTCCAAAGCGTACTGCTGTTGAAGCTTCATCTGCTTTTGCTGAAAACGCCATTGGCGACGAGCATTCATGCCACCGAAAAGCTGACCAAGAGCGCCAGAGATTAGACCGGTAGCGCCTGTAGAAGCGGCAGACTGGCCGAGAGCTTGACCAAAGGATGCGGCGGCGGCGACAGGAGTAGGCATACTACATGTGAGTTAAGTTGTTAGAACGAATAATGTAATCGACACGCACAGTGTCAATATGAACGCCACTACGCTGCATTCTGGCCTGAGCTGAACAAGAGGCGAGAAAAAAAGCAGCTAAAGCAGCAACGATAGAAGAGATAAGCGTCCAAAACGCCTTCGACTTATAGAACGGTTGTTTAGTATCAGACATAGTAGTAGAATTTAAAGAACGATAGAAAAATGCGCGGCCTCTCCTGCAGTCGTTACCAATAACCTTCAGCAATTCACGAACTCTTGCAAAAGGGGTCCGCGCACGTAGCATATATCGTCAAGTAAAGAATACGCTATTTTTCTTCAGAATCGGCAAATTTAGAAGTAAGCTTCGATCTATCCAGCTCTGAATCAATAAGCTCCTGACCAACCTCAAGACCGTCAAACTTGTCCATACGAGAGAAGGAGTTAGGGTCGAAGTCGATTTCAGGATTGTAACTCTCGCCCTTATCAAAATCAGAAGGCTCTGCCGTCACGTCTGGACGGCCAGGAAGAATGTCAACAGATCCGGAACCATTAAGAACGGAGAGAATGCGTTGACCGCGAGAGACATAAGCGGGAGCGTCTTCAAGTAACCAATCAAGTGCCATAGGATTAATACATTAGCGATTAGACAAACGGGTTGCAAACGTTTTATTAACCAAATTCTTCTTCTGAACGGAATACGAGAGATTAATAAAGAAATTATCTTCCTTCTTGGAGGCGAATGGCGAATTTACCTGATCGATGTCTACAAACAGAAGGGAATAGTACTGATTATAGCTCGCCGACAAAACGCGCTGCTGAACCCAATAGGAATAGAGGGGTATAGCGTCAGCAGCGCCCTGGAACCGAGACAACTGACCGAGGACCTCATCGTAGGAAGATCGAAACTCGTTAAAGCAAGGCTCATAGGCCACAGTTTCCGTAGAAGACGTAGTTCCGAAACCAAATTGAAATCCAGGAACATCCTGATATCCAATATCATTATAAATCGGATTGAAATAGTCAGAGCCGGTGTAATGAAGATAATCAGGGTAAATACCAGCCCAATAGTAGACAGGACGAATACTCAACATGTCAATCATATAGCCGGGCTCGCGAAAATAATAAGATTGACGACGACCAAGACGCTCGTTAAAAGCGATAGTACCGCCCTGCTGGCCGAGAGGACCATTGACGCTCGGACCGCTGAAATTATTTTGCCCCGCTTGATTCATAACAATCTGCACATTAACAGTCTGTGAAGCGCTAAAAAGCAGCTTAGGCCTATCAACGTGATCAATCTTCGACGCAAAAAAAGTTTCCAACCAATCACTATAACGGGAACCTCCAGCGCCAAGCAAGTCTTTATATTCTTGAAGCCGCGAAGCGATAGCCAACTGTGGTATAGTAGAAACGCCAGACATGGAAACACCTTCAGAGCTACCAACGGGAAGCAGACGACTATAACGGTCAGGGTTCGAAGGTATAACAGCCATCGGATGAGATACGAGGAATGCGCCAAGCGTAGTAACAGTTGTAGTACTAGGGCCAGTAGCAAACTGATTCGCGGGACCCGCAGCGGTCAGCGAGGTACTTCCAGGGTAAACAGTAGAAACTGGGTAACCATTCTTAGAAGCGGTAATCGTAGCGCCAAGGTCTGAAAGCAATATCTGAGAAAAAAGGTTTCCTCTATTGTACGTATTGTTCGACGACGACACAGCCGAAGGATAGAATTGGCTCTCAAAATAAGCATCCAAAAATTCAAGATTTCCGAATCTTTGCGAAAAGAACGTCTGGTTTTCACTGAACTGAAGAACATTATACGCGGCGCCAGTGCTGTTGGGAATGAAATACCAACTACCAGGCCAAGCGAAAGAGTAGAGACCCCACTGAGAGTAACCATAGTAATTACGAACGATATCCCAATAAGCGAGATAAGAGTCGGCGGTGCACCAACCTAAAGGGTATCCCAATTGAGCGGTCGAAAGGTTGGCCGACATAGGGACATTGCTAGAAGTCGTCGATGGGATAGAAGCCGGAAGAACACGCAACCAACGGAGCAATGAATTGGAATAAGGATAATTGTTGGTAGTGAACGGATAGGATGCGGTCGACGAGGCGGCGATGAAATTCAAGCTCAAATCGTTCATATCAAACTTACTGCTGTTCGTTCTCATCTCAGGGTGATACAACTGAAGCGGTACCCAAAAACGATGAAGTCGGACGGTGTAAGGGTTGAACGTCGGGACAGCGAGAGGGTTACTGCGAACATCAATGCCTTGCTCAATAGACACACGATCTCGAGCATTAATAAAATCGATCCGCACTGGGTACAAAATGCCCGGCGTGCATGTAAAGGCCTTACTCTCAGGAACATCGTAGCGAGAGTAGCCGTTTACAACATGTGAGATAAAAGGTTGTTTTCCCATAAATTAAGTAATTAGTTGAAGTTTATAATGATCTCGCCAAAAGCGAAGGATATCTAGGTCTAGCCAAGAAGGAGGGTCAAAGTCAGGCATCTTCCGCGAGGACGCAGAGAAGCGCATTATTTGCTTTTGTTCCCACGCATACGACGCTCTACAGGATACGGCGGAATTGAGATTGAACCGCTCAACGCACAAAGACACAATACGCTTAACCAAAGGAGACTTGCTAAAATGTGCATAAGCATCAGCAGCAGCAATCGAACGCATAACTTCGTCTTCCGGTTTAAGATACTTAAGATAGTATCGAGGAATCGAGTAATTGTAATTGATACGCTTCTCACAATCAAAATAAGACCACGACGAAACACGAGCAGAAGGGCGAGGCATATAACCAAGAAAATCACCAACGCCAGCAGATACGAATTTTCGCGTATAACGGCGATGTTGGAGGAGGCAAGATAA